TCGGCTGCTAAGAACGACCAAAGATACTAAGGTGATCTCCCACGCCTTTGTCTTCTCTTGTCGATACTCAGCAGCCTTGATGGCTTTGGTGGTCTGTCGATCAATGTCTGTTGCTGGGTCTGCTCACGATAGCTCAGGTATGCTCAGGTAGCTCAGGTAGCTTAAGCTACTCACGACTGCTTGAGTGTAACTATGACCCTAAGATCATAAGCTATTGCTATGATGTCTAGGTCATAAGAGACGATAGATACGTGGACTGCGAGGTCTAACTAAGCAGGTAGTTGCTTCCGCTGGTATGATTGTTTTTGTCGATATAAACCAATGCGTTAGCATAGTATGAGGGACGCCGTGTCCCAATCCGTACACGAAAGAATGTTACTTAGCCTGATAAGTTTTCCACTATGTGGAACTAATGTTTACTGAGAGGAAACATAGCTTCGTATCCGCAAGGGATATCTTATCCCCCGCAGCACATACCTAGTAAAATCAATGTCTTAGCCAGAGAGACGCAGCATCGCGGGTCCCATGAGCCGCATTTGCCACCCCCGTACCCCTAGAATCAATGTCGATTTCGAAAACACGGGTAAAGGGAGCGTTGTTGTTGTTGTTGTTAGGCCTCTTCGATCAGAGTCTCTCCCGTAAACACGCGCCTCTTCGCCTCTTCGCCCACCAAAGCCCGCACAGGAGCCCATCAGCATGGCCCTCGAAACCGCAACGTATATCAACGATCTCAACGCAGCGAACCCCGCAGCTACAGACGGCCTTGCTCAAGCTGACGATCACTTTCGTCTGCTCAAGGGCGCTGTGAAGGCCACGTTCCCCAACGTAACCGGCGCTATCACCGCAACTCACGGTGCCATAGACGCTGCGTCCACCTTTGCTGCTTCGATCACAGCCTCGGCTGCTGAGATCAACGTCCTCTCGGGTATCTCTGCGGGTCTCACGTCTGCCGAGCTATCCGTGCTGGACGGGGTCACCGCCACGACCTCCCAGATCAATGCGACCCCGCTCATTGGCACTTTGCCTGTCGTGGGTACCCTAGCCGAGGGCAGCGTTGTCGTCGGTAACTCTAGCTCCGTGGCTTCTGCGGTTGCCATAGGGGCCTCGGGCACAGTTCTCAAGTCCAATGGCACCACGATATCTTGGGGCGATGGTACCCCTGCCCTTGCCCGTGGTCAGATCCTCTATGGTCACGCAGATGGAACCACTCAGGTCCTCAGCGCAGGCTCCAGCGGCCAAGTTCTCACGTCCGATGGCACCGACGTGTCGTGGGGCGATGCCTACTCAGGCCCTAGTCAGTCTGCCGGTGGCGTGGGCACTTATGCCTTCTTGGCATCGACCTCCACCGCCTCCGGTCAGTCGTTTGTCGCCGGTACTATCTACGACGGCTCAGGCCTGCAGTATTCTGGGATAGACAGATCGGCAGGCAACAACTTAATCACCGGCGCGGGTGCTACTGTGAGTGGCAAATGGCGGGCCATGGGCACAGTCTCTGCACTCTTCTCTGGTTACAACAACATTGCCACTTTGTTTGTCAGAACCGAGTAAGGGGGCGCTTTAGCTATGCCTAACTTACCCATCCGTGGCCTCGGGGTCACCGGCGTTATCACCGACGTCGAGCCCTTCAACCTTCCCATCAACGCCTTTGACAGGGCCCTCAACGTACGCTTTGCAGACGGTGCAATCTCGCGGTCCCCCGTCTTTCGAAGCTTGTTGTCGTCAGTTTCTTTCACGCCAGCTTTAGCTTTCGGCATCTTTAAATCTATTGGCTACGACAGTGTCCTTCTCGTCTCTGATCGCTTTAAGCTTCACGAGCTATCCAACAATACTTTGACAGATCGATCTGGTGCCATAGGTTTTCTGCCTGCCTCTGCCGAGGCCTCTTTGACGGCCACCGTTCTGTCTGACGTCACCTACGTGAACAGGGAAGACCGAGTGCCCGTCTTCAGAGGACCTAACGGCACCAACTTCGCTGATCTTACCTTCTGGCCGAATGACTATCGGGCCAAGGCGCTCAGGACCTACGGAGATTTCCTTGTCGCTCTGAACACGGACGAAAGCGGCATAAGCTTTCCCAACCGCGTGCGCTTCAGTGACTTAGCTTTGCCCAACCAGATACCCACGTCGTGGGACGAGAGCGATCCAACCAAGTCAGCAGGGACGAACGACATCATACAGATGGAGACCCCCATCGTTGATGGCTTGAGCCTAAGCACCAACTTTATCATCTACAGCAGCGACCAAGTCTGGCTGATGGAGTTTGTCGGTGGGGCCTTCATCCATAACTTCCGCAAGATATTCTCAAGCTGCGGGGTCATAAGCCAGAATTGCTTAGTCGAAGTCCAAGGCAAGCACTACGTCTTTGACACAGATGACATTTGGAGCCACGACGGGACCACCAAGGAAAGCCTCGTCGATGATCGCATCAGGGCCTACATCTTTGATGCCTTAGATAACTCAGCTACGCACCATTGCTTTGTCTACCACAATCATCCGCTGTCCGAGATTTACTTCTGTTACCCAAGCTCCGACGATATGACCACGGATCGCCCAGCCTTCGCGCCTGTCGGTGCCAACCGAGCCGCTGTATACAACTACCGATACAATACGTGGTCTTTCATGGATCTGCCTCACGTCGTCTCGGCAACCACAGCTAACATCAACTCTGTGCGGACCTATGACACCACGACCCTCGCCTACGCCACAACGGGAGGTACTTACGCCGCCCAAGACGCTGGCTTTGACCGGCACGCCATCATGGCTAGCATAGGCAACAACACGGAGGCCGTGAACGCTGCAGGCAGGGCCATAACAGTGCCCAAGCTCTACGGGGTGGACTTAAGCGACAACGGCTCACTAAGTCAGCCTCTAGACACCGTTGCGACTGCGTCTCCGTTTGTCGAGCGCACAGGGATTGACTTGGACGAGGTCGAGATACCTTTGTCAGGATACAAGGTCATAACCAAGATCACGCCACAGGTCGTCACAACCAACTCAAGTAAGACCTTTGACTTTACCTTCGGATCTGCGCCCCTCGCCCCTGACGTCCCTAACTATGGCGACAAACAAACAATCGATATCAGCACAGATTACAAGCTCGATACGAGGCAGGGCGGTCGGTACTTGAGCTACAAGATGACCTTAGACAACGGCGACAACAAAGACTTCGCCTTGAGTGGCTTTGATCTCGATGTAGTCGTCACTGGTCGTCGCTAATTATTATCATCACAGAAACACACACACACTCAACGATAAGGAACGTAAACTATGTCAGCAATGTCTGATTATTTAGAGAACAAGCTGCTGGATCACATCCTTGCAACTACCGCGTTTTCAGCGCCAAGCAACGTATACCTCGGCCTGTCTATTGCCAGCATGGGCGACAACGCTGGTGGCACAGAACTCAGCGGCAACGGATATGCGCGTGTAGGCCCCATGGCCTTCGATGCTGCCTCTGGCGGCACTACGGATAACACGGCAGTCTTAGATTTCCCAGCCTGCACAGGATCTAACTGGGGCGCAGTGGCCTATTGGTCTATCTGGGATGCATCCACCGGCGGCAATATGCTCCTTCATGGTGCCTTCACAAGTGCAAAGACCATCGAGGTCAATGATGTACTTAGGGTAGCAGCAGGTGATCTTGACATTACCGCAGCGTGAGTCAGCTACTTGAGTGGTGCTATGAGCGACTGGCTGGAGCCGCAGTTCCTCGACCACTTGCTTGGCGTGAGTGCCTTCTCAGCCCCATCCGCGTTGTATCTTGGCCTGTCTACCGCTTCTGGTGGGGGCTTCGGCGACGACGGAACAGGGACTGAGTCATCCTTAGCTCGGCAGTCGATAAGCTTCAGCGCACCCAGCAATACGTCGATTTCATCAAGCTCTGCCATTGAGTATCCACGGATCACAGGGTCCGCTGAGACCATCTATGGATGGGGCGTCTTTGATGCTGCGACCGGCGGTAATTTGCTATACCATAGTACCTTTCCCGCCTCAACTAATCTGAGTATCGGCGATAGCTTTATTGTCCCTGCTGGCAGTGTGAGCATAAGCTACATTGGCGCTCTCCAGCCCTATGCCTTCAAGGCTTGGTCCGACCACTGTCTTCGCAACACCTCGTGGACAATGCCCTCTAAGTTGTATCTGGCGCTTGACCGGACAGGTACGTCACTAGGCGACCTTGCTGCTCCGTTTTCTACGCTAAGCGGTAGTAGCTTCGACGAGCCCCGTTGGCATGACCATTCTACAGGCACAGTAACGAACAATACCACGGGCACCCCCGATCAGCAGAACGCCAGCAGGCGTGCGGGAGTCATCAATGGGTCAGGAGAGACCTATGGAGGTTACCAGCGTTGCAGGCTTGTGTATAACGCGGCGAGCAACGGCTCGGCTTCTCTGGACTACTCAGTGACCCGCGACGATGGTTTGTGGTACAACGATCAACCTCGCAACAATAGCTACGATTTCACCAACAGTCGTCGCCTAAACTGGGGCAAAACTGAGCTACGCAAGTGGACCGACCGCGTTGAATTTCCTATCGCAGGTAACGTCTACACTATCGTGGGCGGTGGGGCCACAGCACCCTATGGTGCTGGAGTGCTTTATTCTGGCTTAGGATCTTGGGCTATTTATAAGATAATCAATGGTCAAAATACTGTTGTTACTGGGTCCGCGTCGCCGGAGTATTTGCTAGCAACCGCCAAGCACTTTGGAGTAATCACAGGCTGGGGCATCTTTGACTCCGAGACCCCGCAGACTGGCAATCTGCTGATGCGCGGCACCTTCGCAAGCAACATTGATGCCACCGCACACAAGGACGTCGTCCGTATCCCTGCATCTTCGTACACAGTGACTGCGGCATAGGAACACAAACATCATGGTAAAATTACTAGACCGAGTTAAGCAAGCCGTCTCAGGAACAGCGTCAAACACGACCTTGGGCGCGGCTGCTGAAGGTTTCCGCACGTTTAACACAGCAGGCGCTGCCACAAATGACGTCTGTCGCTATGCCATCGAAGATGATAACGGCGCATTCGAAATTGGCACTATTGTCATAAACTCTGCCACCACAGGCACCCGCACTGTCCAAATATCCAGCAACTCAAACAACGCTCTAACTTTGACCGGCAATGCCGTCATCTTCGCTACGCTGTCGGCGGCTGACCTAAGTGGCAATGCGGCCCCAATTTGGACAACAACACCCCCGTCAAGTCTTGATTTAGCAACTGACGGATCTACTGCAGTGACACTGGCGGGTGTAGCAATCGATGAATTTCCAGTCCATTATTCGTGGGATGGCTATTCGGGTACTACTACTGTTTACAACGACAGCAATTTACCGCCTCAACTGGCATCAGCGCCAACTTTTTCGGGTGGCACTGTGAGTTTGATAGGTTCCAGCAACTCAAGCAATGGTGGCAGCTTTAACTTCCGAATGAAAGCCTCGGATGGCGTGAA